CCAGTGTTCCGCACTGGTACGGGTTAAATAAATGTTCCGTACAATTGCACAGTGTTAGTTGCACCACCAGATGCGGTAGCTACTGTGCAACTGATGACTGAACCCGCTGCATAGGCTTTATTCTTCAATGGTGTTGTGTTTGGTATAGGTTGCAAAAGCACAGCATCATTAGCCGCATCCAAATTGCTTAATGTATTAGCTGGAATAAAGTCAGTGGTTGCTGTACTTTGCCCGATGCTGATTGTCGTTGTAGCACCCGCATCAGCGCCAGCAATTACGACAGCTTTCGTCAAAATTAATTTTTTATTTGGTGGAACATAATAAAGAATTGTGTCTCCATTAGCAGCAAACGAAACTGTTGTGCTACTAATCATTCCCGCACCATTTAGGTAATAGCCACTTTGCCAATTGCCTGGTGCAATGCTGTTTTTAAAAACATTGTTATGAAATATAGATTCAACATCTTGCGTCCCGCTACTAGATAAAGCCGTAGTGGTTACGCCAGTTGGTGCTGTAAACACGTTGTCATGGACAGTGATGCCAGTTTGAGTGCCACCACCAGCAAACTGAATAGCAACGCCAGAAGATCCACCGCAATCAATAAATTGATTGTCCGAGATTGACCCGTTTAGCAGCGTGTTGATTTGAAGGCCAGCAGAAGCAGTACCACAATTTTCAAACGTGTTGCCGTAAATTGAGGCGTTTCTGACTTCAGCCCCTGCTGTGGTAAATCCAATATTGATCGTTTCGCAGGCTTCAAAATAGTTATTGGAAACAGACAAACCATTGATGTTTGTCCAAACCATTGTGGCTGTTGTACCAAATACCCAGTTGCTGTTGAAGTTAACGTCCGAACATTCTTTATTGCCAATCACAATAACGCCATTGGTTGTGTTCAGGTAGTTGTCATTGACCGTGATATTTCCACGGCGTTCAACAGCACTAACACTTTGACCACCAAGATCAACGACAACCGCTCTACGCCTTGCACCAACAGGGCCAATGCCAACAAAAATGTTGTTGGTGACTGTAATTGTTCTTGCATAAGCAGCAGGTAATTCAGGTTCAATGTCAATTGCGCCTGGCATTGTTGCGTTGGTTGTGTTTAAAAAGTAATTGGCGTTAATGTAAAGACCATCAACAGAACCGCCAGTGATACCTTGTCGGCAAGTGTTATTGATGCCATCAAATCGGCAGTTTGTAATGCTACTGTTTTGGGCAACATAGTTTGTTGGAACTCCACCACCTTGAGAGCCGAGTTGCGAACCAAGAAACACGGCATCGCCACGCCAGCCGTAAAAGAAACAGTTGTCAATAATGACGCTCTCAGTGTGACCACCAAGAATAATGTGCGATTGTTCATCTGCGGCAGTATATGTACCAACGGGGGTATCCATTCTAAATTGCAAATCTCTAAAAACTACATTTTGTGTTGGCGTCTGATTTCCAACATAATTTATTGTAAACATACCATCGTAAGCGCCTGGTCTTGGATTAGTGCCACTAATTTGATGAATGATTGTGTCCCAACCTTCACCAATAATTTGGTTGTTACTGTTTAGATCAACGTGCGTAATTTCATAAGTTCCCGCAGGAAAATAAATTATGCCGCCCGCATTTACAGCGGCTTGAATGGCTGCGGTGTCATTAGTCACGCCATCACCTTTAGCACCATAGTCAAGCACGTTGACTGGTGCGCCAGTAATCATCGAATAGGAAACTTTCGTGAGTGACATTTGTTTTCCTTTACGATTGGTACGAACCAAATATTTCGATATAAGTCAACGCTTTAAATACACTAATGTCTGCGATTGCAGCAGAAGCAACAGTTGTTCCTTTTAATGTAATTTGGGCACTATTAACATACCCCACCAGATAGCTGACTAGGGTGTTGCAATCACCTAAAATTGTTACTGTGCCTTGACCTGTTGAAGTTGCTGCACCAAACGGTAAGCCGCTAATATTAGTAACACTGCCAGTACCAATTGCATTGATGTACAAAACACAATGGAAATTTACAACTCTTCCTATTTTTGTATATGTGCCGCCTTGCGCCAAATAAGTAGTAGTGCCACCTAAGCTAGGCGTCCAAGTACCTTCTTCATAGTCGTTCAGCAACTCACTTGTGCCTGCACCCGATGTGGCAGAAAAGTCAATGCCTTGGCCGCTTGCGACAATAAGATTGCCTGTGGTCAAAGTAAGTTGAGTTGCGCTAATTGCACGGCCTGCTGTTAAGTTAGCAACACTGACCTGTCTGGTTGTGCTGCTTTGCACAATAGGCAATACTTCCGTACCCGCTAGGGGGGTTGTAGAAGCAGGAAGTGCTGAAATTTTGCTGTCTGCCATGATTAATCCAATCAGTTGTATAAAATCTCAATAAGAGATGTAAGAGGGGGTGCTTGAGTAAATGTCAAAGTGCCGCTTGCAACAGAATATGTGTTTCTGTTTTGATAAACGCCATTTATGTAAACGGCGACTACATTTCCTGAAACTGCATACGCAACAGTTGATCCATTTCCCGTGTAATTTGTTACCGCAAACGCGCCAGATCCAAAAATATTGTCGTAAGTTGCAATTAGTACATTATTTGAATCTGTTAATACAAATTTATATGAAACAGGCAAAATCCAAATTTCACCGCCACTAGGCACTCGGCCAGCAGCATCTAAAACAACAGGATTAGTGCGAGCAACATTTCCTGAATTAGTTGTATAACTGGCTAAAGGCGTTGTTGTACCAGCCGCATAAGTGTACAACTTACCGCCAGTCAGGACTGCGCCGGTATTAGTAAAAAACTGGGCCGCAACGCCGCCCACGGGGGAGAGAAAGACGGCCATTTAGGTCACTCCAAAAGAAGCAATCCACCGTCCTCTTGCACGAGGTTGTCGGAGGACTCGGTAAGAAGATTATTCTGCACAGTCGCAGTAGCATATCCCGACAAAAGCGAAACAATGCTTCCAAGGCCAATTGATACCCCGTTGCGAATGGGAATTCCAAAGAAACTCATTGGATGTTAATTGGTTTGCAATAAATCGTGCCGCCCGTGGACACTTGAATTGCGCTTACACGCCATTGGCCGCTAACGCTAGAGGGCACTTTAAATGGGATCGGTGTGAACGGCGGTACTGGAGTGCTGGATGTCGTGGCCGTAACACCTTCGCCAACCAGCACATAGCAAGCCTGGTCAGACCAAACCACCACACCTTGAGCGCCAGCAGGCCATGCACCAGTTACGCCAGCAGTGCCGGTGTAAGTAATGGATTTGGCCGGAAAATTGGTGTCCGCTAATGGGTTTAAGAGTTCCATGATGTGTCCTTACGCTAAAAAGCGGAGTTTATACAGAGTACGCAGATAAATCTCAATAATATTGTCGATCAACTGTTGCAGCGACATATCAGTCCTGTCCACTACGTCATAGCGGCACTTCTCAATCTCATCCAACTGGTTTTGCAAAAAGTCAATGATGTTGGCCGTTTTGGTGGCTGAATGCAGAGTGATTGGCCCCATCAGACCATGACGGCCTTGGTAGGCTTCGGCAAAATCATCCGCAGCGCCAACAATGCGCTCATAAAAAATATTAAGCGCAACGTGCTTGGAATAGCTACGGGTGTTCAGATGGACGCTGTGGGCCACATCACGGGCCAAAAACAGCATCCCGACAAAATCACAGGCTTTGTACATCATTGTGGCATTCCCATTGGTTGTTGTTGCTCCATGCCTTCTTGTGGCATCTCAGGGCCGGTGTCCATGTCCCGCCCTGGCATTTCGTTAACCAAGTCGCCCGAGGTAATCATGCCATGCACGGTGCCCAGCACGATGTCTTGAATTTGCTCTGGCGACATGGACGCCTGCACAGCGGAAATCCGCTGGGTTTCAGCTTGGTATGCTTTGACCGTTGCCTCAAAGTCTTTGCGGTGCATATCTTGCATCTCAATCGACTTGCCAGCATTAATGATCATCTGGTGCATCTGCTCCATCTCTTGGCCCATCGCTTGGATTTGCTGCTCTGCGGCCTGCAACTCGGGCGGCTTGTCGCCGTCTTGCATGAGTTTGGGGTCAATGGTCTTGGCAAACCGCTTCGCCATCTCTTGGGCACCAGGCCAATCCATGTTTTTGACGAACAGGTCACCGGCCACTTGCCATAGTTGCGGGTTGCCTTGCAGTAGCTGACCCATTGCTTCCAACGCCTCTTGGCGCTTGGTTGCGTAGCCTGGGCCGGTGGTAGCCACCACATCGTACTTGCCCACGCCAGGGTTGTAAATCTTGTCAATCACAATGCCCTGCTGATCCACAATCTTTTTGACCGGCTCGGCCTGCATCGGGTCAATCTTGACCATGCTGGTCTCGCCATCTTCGCCAATGATGCGGGCAATGCGCTGGGTGTCGTAGATTTTGGGGATCAGGTCAATCAGTTGGCGGGTCAGATACCGCACACCACGGGCCAAGTTGTCGCCAAAGTGGTATGTTCCGACATCACCCTCACGCTGGCGGGCCAAAATGGCTTTGCCGCTGCGCTCGTTGGATGTCATACCCAAAGATGCGTTGTATTGGCCGGTGGACGCTTTGATGTCCTCAGAAGCACCTGCTTTGGCTTGCAATAGACCGCTGGAAGCCATTGGCGGCTGCGCCCTCTGGGGTAATGGCAGCGTAGCGCCCGCGCCGTCTGTAACGTCTGGATTTACCTCCAAATACGGCCAGTTGGTTGTGTTGGCGGTCTTCCATTGGTTTTCATAACCCTCAAATTGACCGCCGTAGCCGATAAACGGCGCTTTTGGAGCCAAGGCCAGCATCTCTGCTTCTTGGGACACCCAATAGTTGTACATCCGCTGGGCATCCTTGGCGTTTCGCACCAACCCAGACACATACAAACGGCCATCAACCTCAAATTCGTTGCCCACAATGCGGACAATCGGGATGTATTTGCCCGCCCACTCGCGCTCTTCCAAGATTTCGTAGCCGTTTATCTTGCAATACTTAATCCGTGGACGGTCAGATTGCCTAGACTTCTTGGGCTTGCCGTAAATGGCGCGTAATTGCTTGTCTTCGGGCGTTCCCTCAAAAGCGGTGGCGTTGCCAGGGTACAAATTGAGCGTGCCCTTGTCGTAATCGACGTAGTAGTAGTCCGCGATGCGGATCGTGTCTTCATTGAGCCATTGCGACAGGTTTTGATCGCCCACACCCAGCGTTTGCAGGGTTGTAATAGGCGCTGAGTCGGGATACATCCGCTGGTAATCGTCTTTAGAGATGTCCTCGGTCACAAAACAATATTTGGCATCCGCGCCGCAGGGGTCTTGAATGGTTGGATCCATGTAGACCGAAAAACTATTGCGAATCCGGCCAATTTTGATGTCTTGGTCAAAAGTATTGTCGTCGCAATACTCGGTCAGGATTCGGATGTAGCCTTCTCCGTAAGAGACTTGGTTTTCGCAGGCGGTGTCGTAAGCGACATCTGCGTCCGAGATGTACTCAATATGCCTGACCATGCCGTTGAAGACTTGGGCAACGTCAATGTCGGCCTTGTCGTCGGCTGGAATAACTTTGCCTGTTGGGCGGTTTTGTCGTTGGTCATTGGTGACTTGCCGTACGTGCTGCGGCAGCTTGTTAATGGTAAGGCATGGGCGGGCGTTGATTGTCTGCCCCTGCACCGCACCGCGAGTCGCCAGCACATCAGCAGGCCACTGCCAATGGTTGTCCGGGCTTCCGGCGTAGAACTTCAAGTCGTCAATCTCATCCTCGCGGGACTCAGACAACGCTGAGATCGCCATGTCTAAGCGGCTGCGGGCGGTTGCCAGTACGTTGGAGTCGTCGTCCTTCTTACCGCCACCGTTGGCGACATTTCCTACCGCCACCATGCCGGTGTAATCAGCCATTATTTTTTACCTTTTGGGGCTGGTGCGTTGCGCTTGACTGCGTAAGCAATCGCCACGGCCTGTTTGACCGGCTTGCCAGCTTTGACTTCAGCCTTTACATTTTCACGAAAGGCTTTGGGTGAAGATGATTTGACAAGCGGCATTATTTCTTCTTCGCTGTTTTGGCAGAATCTTTAAAATCCTTGGCCGTTGGAGCGCCTTTTGCGCCTACAGGGCGCATTTTCTCTTTGCTGCCCGCTGCGATGCGTGCCTGTTTGGCGTGAATATTTGCGTATAGTCCAGGTTTAGTAGCCATGATTAACACTTCCATCTTGCTAAGGCAGCAGCTTTGCGGGTGGGATTACCCTTTTCATCTTTCATTGGCCCAGGCACGCCAGACATACGCGCGCAGAACGAATCCTTGCGCGCGCCGCCTTGGGGTTGCGGAGCTTTGAGATTGGAGCCGGTTGCGGCATTGTACTTTTCGCGGCCTTTGGCCGTCAGGCCAGCGCCTTTGGATATAGGCAGCTTCTCGCCGCGTCCGACACTAAGAGATACTTTTTTCATGAGCCCATCCATGATGTGTGCATTGCGCCGTCTTGAGCGTTATAGCGGCGAGTGGGCTCAGTATACTCGCGGTGAGCCACGGGAAACGCAAACGTCACGCATATAGCGTCCGCTGCGTCTGGTGATGCTAAGCCCCGTGCTTTCATTTCTTTCTTGCTCTCCAAGAAGATTGTTCCACGTGAATCAGGTTTCATCTTAGGCGAAATCAAATCCGTCTTCAAGAACCTGTCGGTCGGTATACTAGCAGATTTCAACCATTCCCGCATCTCACCCCACATCTGCGCGCGCATATTTCCGTACATTATCGGGTTTTTGGACTTATTTCCAAAGTTTACACCCTTAATCTTGTACCGCTGCTCCTTGAGCCTGTCCACAATCCCAGCGCCCAGCCCGCCCTCGTCAATCACTACCAAGGTCGGCTTGTATTCGTCAATCGCGTCGATTACGTACCCCACCACCGTCATGGTGTCGTCGCCTCGGTGCCGCGTTATGTTAATAATATCCCGTCCCTGGCGCACCGCAATGACCGTGGCGTCCGCGCCGTAGCGCGCCGGATCGACGCCGATGATGATGGGCGCTGACAGGTCTTTGTACTTCTCCCGCTTCATGGCCTCGTCCACTATGTCCGAGCCGATGAACTGGTCATCCCCCGCGCTTGGAAACATCCCGTAGACCTCGACGTGCGACTGTGATGAGTCCGGCCCGTACTCTTGGATGATCCGCTCGTAGACCTGTTTGTCCGTACCCTCTACCGTGCGCGCGTCTACTACCTTGGTTTTCCAAAACGCCCGCTTGGAGTTGAACGCCTCGTAGAAATACCCCGTGTTGCGCCGGGGGTTGGAAAACGCCAGCCAGAAGCGGTTGGGCGTGTTCTCGGTAAAGAAGCCTGCCGTCACCGCCCAGATCGTGTCGTCGATACCTGACGCCTCGTCGAACACCACCAGCACGCCGTCGTAGTTATGCACACCCGCGTAGGCGTCGGGGTTCTCCGCTGACCACAGCCGCCCCTCGACGCCCCAGTACCTGGTGCCCTTCTTCAAGTCCCGCTCTACCAGTTCGGTCAGCCATTTGGCGGGCATCACCCTGGTCGCACTCACCTCAAACCAGTGCGAGTTGATTGCCATTGCCAGCCACTTGGTAATCTCGGCCCAGGTGATACTTCTAAGTTGAGACTCGGAGTTGGCCGAGATGATGGTCGTCGAGCCGATGCGAGTCGCCAGCATCCAGATTGTGATCCAACTGACCAAGGCCGATTTGCCAATACCGCGCCCAGACGAGATGGCCGATTGCAGTACGTTGAAGTCGAGTAGTCCCTTGTTTGCTTCTATATGCTCGGCGATGTCTTGCAGCACCTCGCGCTGCCACTTGCGCGGCCCTTTGAAGTTTTCCAGCGGCGTGCCTTTGACACCCCACGGGAATACCAAAGCTACAAAATTGAGCGGGTTGTCCTTGATGCGCGGCGTCCACAGACGCGCCATCAGGGCTTGTTCGTCTTCAGCGCTGTATCTGGTGGACTGCATCGACTACCTCAATGACGCGCATCTCTGCTTCTTGCAGCGCCTGCGTGATGGATATGCGCTGGTCGATGTCTACCGTGATGGACTGCTTGGCAACCCAGCCGTGCTGGTGCTTGAGAATCTCAAGCGCCGCTTTGGCGTCGCCTTCTCTGGCGGCTTTGTGCAGGATGTCGGCCATCTCGCGCTCGCCGTCGGCTTTGCCCTTGATTGCGGCCATCTCGGCCAGTGCGTCAAATTGGCACAGATGCCGGTATTCTTCAGGCCGCATCCCAGAGGCCAGCGCCAGCGTGTCGCCTTTGAGCCCCAGCTTGGCAGCGTCGTATATCGCCTGCAAGCGCGATTCAGTCGCTTGGACGTGTCGGACAGTGAGCGGCAGTGACTTGAACAAATGGTTCTCCTATGCCAACACGGCTGGAGACTGTTGCAAGGACTTACTGTACGCACCTAAATACTTGGCAATCTCCAGGCGTGTTGGCCTGTGACGTGAATTTTATATTAAAAAAATTTTGTTTGTGGCCCCTCCGTTTACGTTGGCCCAATCGCTCGGCCCTACCCCTCCCCCCTGGCTGAAAACCATGGTCAAAATGGCAAGCGGTTGGCCATGGGAATGTAGGCTATGTTGGCAGTGCCTACGCGATTGCATGGCCTGCGATACCAGCCACCGGCCACCGGCCATTATGTGGGCCATGTGGGCCATGCCAATCGGATTAGAGTGCCTGCGATAACAGTGCGGCCATGTGGCGCCAGCAAAATGCGGGCGATTGTGTGCGGTAGGTCATGTGGGCACCCAAAAAGCCGTTTTCAAATCGCTCTACCCCATATTGTAAGTATTGTAAGATTTCATAATGTGAAATGTAAGGTTTAGATAAGTTAAGATCAAATTAATGACAATATGACCTACAGTTGATCGCCCCCATTGGAGAACCGCATGAAAACAGTGCTGCCCACAATTCGCCGCGCTAGGCACCCACAATTTTAGTCAACTAAGGGTAAACACCTAGAAAATAATGCAATAAATTCCCTTACAATAACACCATGGCAAAATCGCCATGCAGTAAATTAAAGGAAAAACACCATGACCAAATCAGAAACCCGCGAAATTGCAACTGCGATCCGCTACAGTGCAGCGGGATTAGGCCCCGATTATTTGGCGCGCGCACTGTCCGCACTGTATCGCAGCGCGCGCACTAGCAAATCGCAAAATGAAATTATGGCGATCGCCCTGGCGTATGGCGTAGTCTCCAACGACGAATTCGTTGCATAATCTAACCCTCCAAGGGCTCCGGCCCTTGTTCATTCATTACAGTAAAGGCAAAAAATGAACGTACATCTCACACTCAAATCGGCCAATGTTAAGACGGGCCCGATTCCCGTCAGCACCACAGAGCGCGACAGCTGCCCGACCGATTGCGCAATGCGCAGCGAATGCTACGCGGCCAGCGGACCGCTGGCGTTGCACTGGGCGGCCGTTAGCGCAGGCACACGCGGCACCACCTGGGGCCAATTCACCCAAGCGATCGCAGCGCTGCCCGACGGCCAATTGTGGCGGCACAATCAAGCCGGTGATCTGCCCCAAGTAAATGGCACTATTGACGCTGTCAAACTGGGCCAATTGGTGGCGGCCAATGCTGGCCGCCGCGGGTTTACATACTCACACCACCGGGATAGCGCGAGCTTGGCCTGGATCCGGCACGCGAATGCCTGGGGGTTTACTGTCAATTTATCGGCCAATGATTTAATCGATGCCGATTATTTGGCCGATCAAAATGCTGGGCCGGTGGTGGTGGTGGTGCCTAGCACCATTACCATAAATCACTTTACACCTAAGGGCCGCCAGGTGGTGATCTGCCCAGCAACCCAGCGCGACGATGTGAGCTGCGCGACGTGCCAATTGTGCCAGCGCCAGCGCGCGGCCATTGTGGCATTTCCTGCCCACGGCTCGCGCCATCGGGTGATTAATCTGCGCCTGGCGGCATAGGGCTATCTTTATGCGCCTATCGACGGGCGCATAAGGGCTATTCCTGGCCAGACACTAAACGAAAGTAACCTATGAAAACATTATCTTGGGCGCATTTGCGCGCTCTTGGCCGCGCTGACAATGGCGGTCGCTGGTATCCGCGCGAAGATATTGCGCCTTACTTTAGCGACCTACGCGCGCCCTCTCGCGCGTGGCCTAACAGTTACGCCAAAGCCGCGCAAACCCTCAAATTTGCGCGCTGGCTGCGCGTCAATCATTCGGCCTTGGCCGATCAATTGGGGCTAACGGCATGAAAATTGGTCAACACATTTACGTCAGTCTATACGGTGCGGATCTTGGCGATCCATCGCGCCGGGACCATCGACGTGCAGCGTAGCGATGGCGCGTGCTACCGGGTTAGTGGCCTATCTATGGCCGTAGGGGCCGGACTATGATCCACCCGCTATTCGAGGCCATACTGCGGCCATACGCGCCACCCGCGCCACTGCCTACGCCGGAGGCTATCGACGCGGCCATGCTGGCCGATAAACTGGCCGACGGGTACAACAAACGCAAAATCAACAACGCTATCAACCTGGAGTTACGCTATGCAAACCCTGAAAATTAACACTACCACCTATAAATTGCACTCGCTCGAGCGTACGCTGGCCGTGCAAGCTCTGGCCGGTAAGATCACCGGCAAGCATAAACCCGTGCGGCCAAAGGGCGGCACTGGCCGCTTGTATCCGGCCTATGGGGAGACAATGAGCCCTGCCGAATACGTGAGTCAGTACTACACGCTGAATTCAAACCGGCGCCTTTTTAAATTGGGCGCTGCGCCTTATGGCGACGCGAACCTGGCCGGATTCTATGAGGGACTCAGCGACCGCGTGAGCGTACCCGAAGGCGTCGATTCAATGGAGGTCGAAGCATGAGACAACACTACAAACCCGAACCAGGGGCCCGGCCTTGGGCTGGCGCGCTGCTGGCCGTGACCATTGGCCTGGCCCTGGCCGTCTTACTTGTGAGGTATTTATGATTGACGAAAATTTTGAAGAGGCGCATTACATTGCGCGGATAAACCACTTGGAAGACGTGTTGCGCGCCCTGCTGGACGACGACAATGAGGCGACGCGCGAAGATGCCCAGCGCGCGCTTGCGTGCTCATAATCGCAGCGGCCCTTGTGGCCGCGATCCTGGCGATTCTCTTCGATCTTGATTAAGCCCCTTCGGGGGCTTTTTCTATGGCCCGGCGTAAGTCGGACTTGTTGCTTTTGGCTAACTCAGGCGCGCAAAATATGTGTTTCTTGGTTTGATACTCGCGCGACGCCAAGCGCCCCATATCGACCCATCCGGCCTCTTTGAGCGCATGTAGCAGGGCCGGGGGGACGATCTTTATGCCTGCTGGGGCGTATAGCTGCAACTCGTCGCAGATCGCGTAAAAGGGCGCGCCTACTACGCCACTGGAGAACGCACGCTGGCGGGCCTTGATTAGATTGACCAGGAAGGACTCCGCACCGCTCATGCCATGCTCGACCATGATGGCCTTCGCTTCGGTCATCGGGGGCGCTGCGTTGGGATTCCACGCGGACACGTCACGGGTATGCAAGTAAGCCGCCACTGCTGCAAAGCCACCGCGATGCTCGTACCAGTTCCAAAGGCTAACCGCCTCTGCTTCGGGGAGCTTACCGGCCTCTGACCATAGGACAAACCACCGCCGGTCTTCGCTGGGCAGACTGATCGCCACGCGCTCATTGGAGAATGCCACCACAAACACGCGGTTCAACGCATAGTAGGGATGTAAGCCCTTGCGGTTGACCATCAGCAACTCAGGCGGCGCTGCAATGATGGGCTTGAGGGTATTCTCCAGCGCGCGCCGGTCTTTGGCCTCTGCTTGGCGCAACTCGGCGATCTCCATCACTTCGCACTCAAGGGCGTAGCCCCACTGTGAATTGAGGTCTTCATTCTTGACCAGGGAACAATTGGCCTTGGCCTTGCCGCCTATAGCCCAAAAGAACGGGGCGAACAGGGTATCTTTGCCGCTGCCATGATTGCCGCCTAGCAGGATGGCGTGATTGATCTTGTGGCTGGGGAACTGCACCTTATGGGCCAATGCGTTCAAAAGATGCTCACGCTCAAATTCAATTGGCACCATGCGCTCGACATGGCGCAGCCACGCGGACACGTCACCGGCTACGGGCGCCGGGCGGGCGTCGCGCCAGCGGTTGCCGTAGACCAAGCCCTCACGGGCGACCAGCACCGACTCGCCCGCAGCGTAGGTGATACCGACCAGGGCGCGGGCTCCCTTGTCTTGGCGGTACTCATCAAAAGAATTGGACGCCTCGATCTTGGGGTGCTTGCCGTGGCGGGACTTGCAATTGATATGCCGGAACAGGGCGTTGAAGGTCTTACGCATCACCTCGCGCCGGTCTTCCATGTCAAAGTAAGCATCATCGTTCTGTATGTACGCAAACCGCTCGAACCAGCCGGACATCTCCACGCGGCCCAACTCGCGATGCTCGACCTCGGCGATGACTGTCGCCGCGTCGTCGGGGTACTCGACCGTCGGGGTTAGCTTGGACAGGGTATTCTCCATCACTGCCGCCAGCAACTCATCACGCAGGCCATGCGACCGCTTGGGGCCACCCTGCTCTTCCACCCACGCAAGATAGGCCACGCTGTCCAGATGGGCGCAATGCTCATGCAGGCAGCAGTAGGCGCGGTTTACGGGGTGATAGCGCCCCATTGGATTGCCGTCGCTATGCTCGGCGCTGTTCGGGCACACAATACCCCACCAACCGCTGCTGTTGCCCTTCTCCAGCAAGTCGCCACGCGCTGCCGTCCACGCCAGCACGTCGTCGCCGCCGTCATCGGTGAGCCGGATCGGGCGCACTGTGGCGGTGTCGGCTGGGTTTGGCACCACGCCCAAGGCGGTGCATATCTCGGCAAGACTGAATTCCCTCTCGGGGTGGAACTCAACCAAGGCAGACGCAAAGCGGTCACGCCCAGGCTTAAGGTTAATCGAGCCCGGCAGTCTGAAGTTACGCACGGGGTTAATCGCGCCGCCGTCGGTGTAGCCTGCCTCGGCTATGGCGACAATGGCCGCGCTGAACTCACCCTTCATGGGCTGATCGTCCAGCGCGAAGGTGTAGCCGTACTGGTAGTTGTTGGGGCTGGTCTCCATGATCCACGTTGGGTCAATGGGCGGCACCTTGGCCTTGGTGCCCACGTCGTCCAGCACAAGGAACGCCACACGCTCGCAGGCGTCGGCCTTGGCTGCGGGCTTGCCCTCGTCGAATCGGTCGATGATGAAGCAGCCGGTGTTGCAGTACCACGCCTGATCGGGCTTCCACTTCTTGGGCAGGAACGCAGGCCACGCGCATCGGACTGCGCCGTCGGCGTGATACTGAGTCTCGCCGTCCTTGAGGATGGGCTTTTGCCGCACAAACAAAATAACCTCGCCCTCGGGCGCGATGTTTTCAAGATAAGTTAAGAAATTCATTTTCCGTATCGCTCCATAATTGAGACTTCAGCGTCTAGGGGTAAACCCTTAGCCCAATCGGGCGGGGTACACATGATTGAGCGCAGCGCCTCGGGGTCGGGCGTTGCGGTCTCGATCACAATTTCATCGTGGACGTGCAGCACCACGTCGTCTAGCTGGCGCAGCGAATGGCGCAGCAAATCGTTAGCCACGGCCTGGGTGATGTTCTCGCAGGCCAGCCCCTTCCACAGACGGGCGCGGGGCCACTCTTTGGCATCAGCGGCGGGTTTCCATGAGGCTTTGGCGTAAGTCACACCTTCGGATTCCAATCGGGCGTAGGGGTAGCACAGGATGCGGCCAGAGGGCAGCACATACCATAGGTGCAGGCCGTCGAACATATACACGACCCGTCCGGCGCTGAACTCTTTGCCTTTGTTTCGCATGGCGCGGGTGTACGCTGATTCTAGGTCTTGCCAGTACAAAACAGACCAAGGGTTTGCCCTACGCCAAGCATCAACCATGCGCCGTGCATCGGACTCAGGCAACAGAATGCCGTAGGCGCGGCCCATCGCCGCAAAGGCACCGACGCCACCGGCAAAGCCGCAGGCTAACTCCTGCACCTTACCAATTTGGCGCTGGTCTTTGTTGACCTGGCTCACACTGACGCCAAAGGTCGCCGAGGCGTTGACCTTGTACACATCCTCGCCGGACGCAAAGATCGCCAGCTTGTCATCACCCCTGCCGGACAACCAAGGGTTTACCCTAGCTTCAATGGCCGACCAATCGGCAACGACTAGGTGTTTACCCTTACTAGGTACAAGGGCGGGCCTGAGCATCCCTCTGAGGACGTCGGTAACTCGCTTGCCGTACTTGGGGACGATGGCGTGGCCCCTGACCATAGCTGTGCGTACGGCGTCGGGTTCTTGAGCGCACTTACGGGTAAAGTTGTGGACTTGTGCTCCATAAGACGAAGCGCGTCCAGTAGCGCTGCCGCCTGCAAAGACAAACGCGCCTCGGACTCGGCCATCTTCTTCATCTGATAGCTGTGCAAGGCGGCTGAACTTCGCAACCGAGGACGCCCAAAGGTCGTCGGCGCATTGGATGACTTCTTGAACATCATGGGGGACATCCTCACAGTTTAGTAAATTGGCCCTGACGGTCTTGTCGATGGAATATTTGCCGTCCTTCTCCATCAGCTTCTTGGCCTGCGGGCCGACACGGGCCAGCACCCACTCGCGCATCTTGGGAGAGCGCACGCTGGTGATCTCGCCGCCGGTCACTTCGGCGACAATATCTTGAATCTCGATCAATTCGGCGCTGGCGTACTTGACCGCAGCATGGCACAGAGGCACGTCCACCAGCACGCCACGGTCGTTGATGCGCTCGTTGACATGGTAATCCTGCAACTCTTGGTCTGACAGGGGCCGCATGGCCTTGCTGATAGCTCGCATGGCCCGCACGTCCTGCTCGCAGTAGGCCACCATCTCAGCGGTCAACTCGGGCGACTCTTCGTAAGGCGGCACGCTCATCTTGCGAATTAGCTGGGCACCACGGTGGTCTTTCTTCATGGACGCACCCGCAAAGCGCCCCACGTCCTCAAGTGAGCCAGGCGCGCAATTGGCGCGGGCCTGCGCTGCGGTGCAGACGAACTGCTCCAGCTTGAAGTCGATCTGCAACACATACCAAAAAATTAAGCGCTCGAAAGCGGCGTTGTGGGCGTAGATCAAGCCCTTGTGGTCTGCGACCTCTTGCGGAAAAGGCATTTTCTTTACATGACTATGCTCATCATGTACAAAAGGAAGCCAAGTCTTTACATCATCATCGTCGAAGGCGTATGACATACACAGCACTTCGGTGCTGCCGTGCTGGGCGTAGTTGTAAACGCCCGCGACTTTTAGGTCGCAGGCGCTACGGGTTTCAAAGTCAATGTAAAGCATAAAAAGGTGGTGGCTGAAAGATTGATTACTTTCCTGTCAGCATTGCTACGCGATTAGTCATTTCACTGCGCCTCTCATCATTTTTCCTTAGATGGGCGCCAACTGCATCACAGCTTTGGAATCTTGCTACTTTTTCTAACTGAGTATCTGACCGTATATTTGCCGTCCCGATGCGTCGGGCCGAACCACCTGATTGTTAGGCCGCTACGCGACGACGACGACTAGGTGCTGCAACCTCGGCGGGCTTCTCAGCTTCGCCTTCCAAAGTCAACCATTCCACCACCTCGAAGACCGGCGTGAAAATCCGGCCATACGACTTGTGCTGGTAATGCTCCTTTTTGAGGCGCACGACCGGCACTGGTTTGGTTTGGTCTTTATCGACCTGATCTGCTAAGGCCACGGCCAAGGTCTGGACGCTGCGCTTGCCGCCCACCGAAGTGGTTGTAAAACGGGCTTCCATGCCCTTGTCTTCGCCAGACAGACATTTCAGACTCATACCCACCTGAGTCTCCCAGCCCTTCTTGGCTGCTGGGGGCGCGCCATCCAAGTCCGGCAGGGGCTGGGATACGGGCACCATTTTCTCGCCCAACACCTCGCCGTCACCCCAAGCAATAAAGCCGTGGACAAAGGAGAAAGGGTTGACCGCCCAAGTGCTGTCGTCTTCGATTTCGGTTTGGTCTGCACCAAACACCCAGTGGCCGGTCTTGTCCATTTTCAGGATGACCGTACCGGCTGGGCCGACATCGGATTGGATAGCCCGCAGGGAAGTTGCGAGGGAGGAAACTGCGGGCAAGCCCGCTTGGGAGAACGCTACTAGATTGGACATTTCTGTACCTTTATTGAAGTTTAGAAAGGGCAGCGGTTAATTGCTTACCCAAGAGCATCACCTCGGGGCGTGGATCATCCGCGCTTGCCAAGGTGTTACCTGAAGAAATGGCGACCACCAGACCGTCCGGCAAAGCCTGCTTGCGCTTTTTGAGCGCCTTCTCAGCTTTGGCCGGAGAGATCACGGAAGTCTCCAACACCTCAGATTCGGTCAGACCGAACGCAAACAGGGCGACCTTGGCCTTGTCCTCGTCAGTCCATGAACGGATCGCACGCTTGGCGACCAGTTTGTAATCAGGCAGCTTGGCCCCAGACTCCAGCATCTGGAGCGCCAAACCGCGCAAGTCAGTAATCCACTGCTCCAGCATATCAGCGTTTTTGAGATAGGTGGCAATGGTGGGCGGGTCAAGGTTGTCGATGGTTGTCTGCAAAGCCCGCTCAACTGCGCCGGTCATCTGTGGGCACACCGGCTTGGCAGCGCACCAGCGGCAGTGATCGCCAGAGCGCAGCGGGGCAGTCTTCTTCTCGCTCATCTTGACGGCCTGCACCAACTGCAATTCAAACTCAGCAATGCGCGCTGGTGTGGTCACCCAACGCTTCACGGCAGGCGGCTGCACGATGACCATCTCGATCTCGGTCACGCCCTCAAAGGCCCACTTGGCTGCATCGGTACGCATGGCGGCAGCGGCGTAGAACATCAGTTGCATATTCTCTTCTACCTCCACAGCAACGCCATCGCCAAACTTCCAATCCAATACCACAGCGCGATTACCGATACGACCGATAAGATCAGTACTACCAAACACACCAGGAAGTAAATCACCAAAATTAACGCTAGTTTCAGATTCAATTTCCATCTCCTGCTTGGGGTCGATCTCGTCCAGCGCGGCCAGCGCGGGCTTTAGCTTGTTGTCAATCAATTCTTGGGTAAGCGTCTGACCTTCGTACTCGGTGCCGAGGTAATGCTCTGGCGGCTGGCCGGACATCACGATCTCCGCGATGACGTTGTGTAGGAGCGTGCCCTCGTCAGCGTACTTACTGCTGGGCTTGGGCGGCATCTTGGCGACTAGGGCCACCGAACCAGGGCAGTTGATTACCCTCTTGGCGGTGCTACCGCCGACGATACTGGAGTGCTGCATTTAGAGTCCTTTAGTGTTTGTGAGCCACAACTGTACCACAACTTTTTGTGCTAAACTTCTTGACATGAAAGAAAAAGATGTAGAAAATCATTTTGTCTGGGCGGTGGAGCGGCTTGGCGGTAAGACCTACAAGTTCACCTCACCGGGGCGCAAGGGCGTGGCTGACAGGATAGCTTGCCTGCCTGACGGCAGCACTTGGTTTGTGGAACTCAAGACCAAGGGCGGTAGGTTATCAGAATTGCAAAAGCTGTTTGCCGCCGATATGGCGCGGCTCAATCAGCGGTATATGTGTATATGGACAAAGGAACAAGTCGATGAATTTGCGGCCCTATCAAGAGCAGGCGGCTGACTTCCTGTACGAGCGCGACAGGGCGATGATCCTCGCCCCTGTGGGCGCGGGCAAGACGGCCATCACGCTCACGGCCATGCAGGCCATGCTCAAGGACGGGCACGTTAAACGCTTCCTCGTGTTGGCCCCCAAACGGGTTGCCACCAGCGTCTGGCCGGTCGAGCAGCCCAAGTGGGCGCCGGGCGTGACGCTGGCCGTGGCTGTGGGCACACCCAAGCAGCGCGCTGCGGCCTTTGCGTCTAGCGCCCAGGTGGTGGTGACCAACTACGAGAACCTGCCTACGGGCACTTTTGACGCGGTGGTGTTTGACGAATTGACGCGGCTCAAGAATCCCAGCGGCAAGCGCTTCAAAGACTTGTTGAAATTCCTTGCACCCATCGAGATTCGCTGGGGGTTAACCGGCTCGTTCACCAGCAACGGCTTGGAGGACGTGTTCGGCCAGTGCAAGATCGTTGACCAGAGCCTGCTGGGCCGCAGCAAAGGCGCATTCCAGCAACAGTATTTCGTGCTAATCAACCCAGACTTTGGTGAGTGGATGCCGCGCAAGAATAGTCTTGAGAAAGTAATGGCCGTGATAAAGCCTGCCACTTTCGTGTTGGACGCGGGCGAGTACAGCGACAAGCTGCCCCCGCTTCATACGGTAGAAGTGCGCTGCGATCTGTACGACCGCAAGCCTTACGACACCATGAAAAAGGACTTTAAACTGCAAGACATTACGGCCATCAACGCTGCTGTGGTGACCGGCAAGTTGCAACAGCTTGCCAGCGGGTTTGTGTACCACACCGTACAGACGCCCTCGGATATACCTGGCAAGTGGGTGACGGTGCAGACGCCAGTGTGGTTTGATACGGCTAAGTTTGACCGGCTGCATGAGTTACTGGAGGAGAACCAACGTGCTAACACGCTTATTGTTTACAACTATCAAGAGGAACTGGCCGAACTCAAGCGGCGTTACCCCCATGCTCAGACACTTGACGAC